TCAAATTGATACTGATTACACCAAAGATTATTCTGAAGCATCTACACCCTTTATTCTTTCTCAAAAAGTTGGTGGTGTTGCCAAAAACTTATTTAAAGTTTTCACTCTTTCCCATGGAACTGCTACCAATTATGAATTTAAAATTGGTATCCGTGATATTAAACCCGCTTCCGAAGTACCAGGTTCCGAATATGGAACATTTACTTTACAAGTTCGTAAAGTAGATACTGGAAAAATCCCTAACTCAATCTTTGGAACAAATGTTCAAGATTCAGATACACGACCAAATATTGTAGAAGAATTTACAGGTCTTAACCTTGACCCAAATTCACCTAACTACATCGCTAGAGTTATTGGAGATAGATACGTTACTGTAGATGCAAATGGTAAATTAGAGTTTGAAGGAGATTATCCTAATAATTCCCCATACATCCGTGTTGAAATGGAAGATGATGTAACAAATGCCGCTATTGATTCATCATTAGTTCCCTTTGGATTTGCCGCAGTAACTTCACCACTTCATAGTTCATATACTTTACCTGAACCAACCTATGTTGTATCACAATCCTTGGGTGGTGTGGTAAATACAAAAGTATTCTTTGGATACGATTTTGATTTTTCTACAACTGATAATTTAAACTTTTTATCACCAACACCAGATGCAAATACTGAAACGGTTGGTTCTAACTTTGATTTGGCTACTTGTCATTCAAATGGTACTACGGTATCCCTAACTTCAGATGTGGCTGCTAAGAAATTTATGGTTCCGTTCCAAGGTGGATTTGATGGTTGGGAGCCAAACCGAGTAATTTCAATTGGTGAATCAATTACCGCTGGTAATACTCAAGGGTTAGATTGTTCATCCGCTACGGCCGCTGGTACTGTTTCACTTCGTAAAGCAATTAACGCGGTTTCAAATCCTGATGAATTTGATATAAACTTATTAGTAATTCCAGGATTGTTACACAGTCAACACTCTTCAGTTACTACATTCGCTAAGGATATGTGTGAAGATAGACAAGATTGTTTCTTTGTAATGGATACCGCAAGATACCAAGATTCAAATACAACGGTTGTAAACGCATTAACTTCGTTTGATTCTAACTATGTTGCTACTTACCACCCATGGGTTAAAATCCTTGATACTGATAAGAACAAGCCTGTGTGGGTTCCACCAAGTGTTGTTCTTCCTGGCGTTCTTGCTTTTAACGATTCAGTTGCTGCTGAATGGTTCGCACCCGCAGGTTTAAATCGTGGTGGTTTAACTGATGTTATTGAAGTTAAATCTCGATTGACTCAAAGTGAAAGAGATACACTCTACGAAGGTCGTGTGAATCCAATCGCTACATTCCCTGGTCAAGGTGCTACTGTATTTGGTCAAAAGACCTTACAAGCTAAACCATCCGCTTTGGATAGAATCAATGTTCGTAGATTATTAATTAGTGTAAAAAAGTATATCGCTTCATCTACAAGATTTTTAGTATTTGAACAAAATACGGCTGAAACACGAAATCGTTTCTTATCAATTGTAAATCCATACTTGGAATCAATTCAACAAAGAAATGGTCTTTACGCATTCCGTGTAGTAATGGATGAAACCAATAACACACCCGATGTGATTGATAGAAACATTTTAGTAGGAGAACTTTTCCTAAAACCAACAAAGACGGCAGAATTTATTGTACTTGATTTTAACATCTTACCAACGGGCGCAACCTTCCCCGAGGCATAATTTAAAAAATAGTATATTTATATAAAATATTAGGAGAATTTAAAATGGCAAATCTACTTACACCTCAAGAGATAATGTTTACAAACTTTGAACCAAAAATGTCAAACAGGTTCATTATGTATATTGGGGGAATCCCAGCATATCTTATTAAGGCAGCTGGGCGACCCGAAATAGGTAATGGTAAAATTACAATTGACCACATCAACACTCGTAGATACATCAAAGGTCGTTCTGAATGGCAGGATTTAACAATTACCCTTTACGACCCCGTCGTTCCATCTGCGGCTCAAGCCGTTATGGAGTGGGTTCGTTTACACCACGAGTCTGTAACAGGTCGTGATGGTTATTCTGATTTTTACAAAAAGGAAATTGTATTTAACTCACTAGGCCCAGTCGGTGATAAAGTTGAAGAATGGACATTAAAAGGTGCATACATTCAAACTGCAAAATTTTCAGATATGGATTACACAGGCGAAGATTTAGCCACTGTAGAATTAACATTAACTTACGATTACGCTATTTTACAATACTAATTTAGAATTAAAAAATAATAAACCCCACTTTGGTGGGGTTTTTTGTTTTAAAAAGTTTTATTTCTATATTTATATACAATTAACTAAAAAGGAATTTAAAATGAAAAATTTTGTATACAAAATTGAAGATAATATCATTGTATATGTTAGTGGAGTTGGAACAATTGTAGATACTGCAGATTCTAACTTTTTTACAATTGATAGTGCAACTGAAGAGTGGGGTCTACCAGCATCTGGTTGGAATAAAGAAAACTATTTGGGTGTTGCTGTTGATTTAGAAACTCCAGCCGATTATCCTAACACCTCATATAAATTGGTTGGTAGCGATGGTAACCGGTCTATTGAAGCTGTTATTTAAAGTAATAAAAAAATAAGTTATGAATCAAAATTTAAACGATGACTACACAAATGATAATGTAGTCGAACAATTAAGAAAAGAACACGAACTAAAAGAGCTCAAAAACTATCAGTTTCCAACTGAAGTTATTGAATTACCTTCTCGTGGTTTAATTTATCCATTGGATAACCCACTTGCAAGTGGTAAAATTGAAATGCAGTATATGACTGCAAAAGAAGAAGATATTCTTACAACCCAGTCATATATTAAGGATGGTTCAGTTTTAGACCGATTATTTCAATCTCTTATTGTATCAAATGGTGAGGGTTTACCAATCAAATATGTTGATTTGGTTACGGGTGATAAAAATGCTATTATGATTGCAGCTCGTATATTGGGTTATGGTAAAGATTATGAAGTAGAAATTACCGACCCGTTTAGTAATAAAAAACAAAAAGATGTGATTGATTTAACACAATTTGATAACAAACCATATGATGGTTCTACTCAAGTAGCACCTCATACCAATGAGTTTGAATTTACCTTACCCCGTTCTGAAAGAGTTGTAACCTTTATGGCTATGACTGAATCAAAGGAGCGTAAAGTAAAACATCAAGTTGAAGAGATTACAAAAGCCAATCGTAAAATAAAAGATGAAACCTCAAGAGAATTGACTACTCGTTTAAAAACTATGATTTTATCAGTAGATGGTGATTTTGACCAAAAAGTAATCAATCACTTTGTAGATAATGAACTATTTGCAGTTGATTCAAAGGCATTACGAAACTATATCAATGAAGTTGTTCCTGATATTGACTTGAATTGGGAGTTCGTATCAGAGGAAACTGGGGAGTGGAGGCTGATGATTCTACAGATGGATACTAGCTTTTTTTGGCCTAACTCCTGAATATAGAAAACATCTCCACACTCACATTTTTGACTTAATTTTCCACGGAAATGGTGGATTCAACTTTACCGATGTATACAATATGCCTGTTTGGGCCAGATTGTTTTACATTAATAAAATAATTGAATTCAAAAAAGAAGAAAAGCAAGCTCACGATAAAGAAGCTGCTAAAATAAGGTCTCAAACACGAAAAAGGTAATACCCAACACATTTGTTAGGTATTTCTATATTTATACTATATAATGTAAAGGACTGTATTATGAATACAATTAAAAAATCAAAACTTAAAGAAGTATTTAAATCTGTCGGGCTATCGGAGGGAATCTTTGATTTGTTTGTTAGTAAAACAACAAAATTAAAACAAGGACTTCAACAAGACCTTGATAATATTAAAAATAAAATTGAAGACACTATTAATAGTGCCCCTACGCAACGTGACAAAGACCAACTCCGTAAATTAGCAAATGCTTTTGATAAAGCTTATAATTTAGGTAAATAACCCATTTAAGGATTTCCAATGGCTGATGGTAATAGAAAAAAACAACTTCAAACAGATCAAGCTAGAGCTTCAGCTGCTGATAATAGAAAAAAACAACTTCAAAACGAGATAGACCTTCAAAAGGAGATTATAAATGGAGTAGAGACGCAGCTTGTTTTATCTGAAAAGGGTCGTAATATTAAAGACGAGCTGTTAAAGAAATTACGAGATGAAACACAGGTTGGAAATGAAATTGAAAATATCCAAAAAGCTATTGATAAGTTGTTATTAGAACAAATTGAACATGGTAATACTATAAACCAACAGTACATTGACGACTTAGATAAGACAAAGGAAATGCTTAAATTAAAAGTAAAACAAAAAGAAAAAGAAGAAGAAATAAAAAAACACCTCAGCGACTCTAACGAAAGTCTATTGGGTTCGTTAGGAACCCTTGGAGATATGATAAAAGCCGGAAGTGCTTTTGGAGCAGGTATGATACTTGTAAAAAAAGCAAGTGAGATGGTTACCTCAGCGTTTTCTTCAACCGTTGGATTCGCTAAAGAACTTTATACTCAAACTGGTGCTACTGCGGCAGAATCCGCAAGATTAGGCGCTCAAACCATGCGTTCTATGCTTTCTATGGAAGGGTTATTATATGGGGGTGAAGCGTTAGCGGCCGCTGCAAAAGATGCTTCCGAATACTATGGAAGTACCCAAGTAGTTACGGGTGAAATGCAAAAAAATATTACCGCATTAACTGCAATGATGGGTGATGGGGCTGGTGCAGCACAAATGAATGCTCTTTTAGAACAAGCCGGTGGTAATGCGGGTGAGTTAACGGATGATATTAAAAATATAGCTCAAGAATCCGGTGTAAACGCATCTGAACTTTTCAAAGAA